TTGCGCTGGATGGCGTCGGCGTATGCCTGGGTCTTCGACCAGTCGTTGGTCACGCTGCCGTCGGCAGCCCGGTAGAGCTGGCCGCCGCCCGCGCGGTTGTCCCCGGTAAAGGTGGGCGTGCCGTTGACATTCGACACTGAGATGCCAGAGCCGTTGAGACCCTGCTTGGCATTGAACAGGGCTTGGGCGGCGGAGTCTCGGAAAGACGAGCCTCCGTTGGCCTTGGCCCGATCGGCAAGTGCTGAGTTAATCGGAGCGGAGAACCGGTTGAAGTTCTCAGTCTGTCGGCCGAGCTCCGCCGCTGGATCGGCCTGACGAGCAAACGGATTGGCTTTGAACGTAGTGCGCGGCACCTGGGCGCTTGGCAGCTCATCCTGTCCAACAATCCCGCCGTGCGGGGTATTCATCAACTGCTCGTAGCGGGGGTCGCCCGGGCCGATGATGTCGAGCGGGGTGGCCGGTGCAGCTGCGGCCTTGGCAGCCCTGACGCCAAGCCCTAGGGCGTTCTTTACCGCGCCGTTGGATCGCATGTCAGGCGCACTCTGTCCTGCACCTGCATCCATGAGCTTCTCGGCTCCCATGTAACCGAGCGCGCCGCCGGCCAACCCGCCCACAGCGGAGAGTGCGGGCACGGCGACCGGGGCAGCCGGGCCGGTCAGAGCGCCAGCAAGCGCCCCCATCTTGGCACCAACGCCAGCACCGGCACCCGCCGCGCCCCACCGACCGGCGAGGCGCCCAGTCTGCTCGACAACGTCAGAGGCGCCCATTTTGTCGTCAGTAGCCACGTCGGCCAAACCGCCCACATCAACGGCACCAGCAACCACCGGGGCACCCCTCGCCATCCCACGGGCAAGCCTGCCGGCGGCCATGACGGGTTTCGAAGTGAGCGCATCACTAACCCCGCCAAGAGCCTTGGAGCCAAGCTCCCCGATTGTCGGGCCTGACACCGCGGCCTTGTAGCCCGCCTTGACGCGCTCGCCGATCCCTGCAGGTTGAGGTTGCGCCGGGGCCTGCCCCGTCACCTCCATCCCCATATAGCCGGGTTTCCCCCTGGCCGGAGTGCCATCGGCGCTGAAAAACCCGGTGGCGGTCTTTGCCTTGGCGCGGAACTCGCTCTCGATATTACTCATTTCGACTCCGTCAGAGTGTGTCAGATTGCCCGATTATAGGGCATCAGAGGCTGTACTGCTCGATCGCCGCGGCCATGGAGTTCATGCCGGCCAGGGCGCTGGAGGTCATGCTCGCGTAGACGTTGGCGCCGCTCACGGCCACGTTGGCCACGTCGCTGCTGCGCTTGTAGTTCATCTGCGCGTTGGCGATGGCGACGTTGGCCTGCTGAGCGTAGGCCGAGACGGCCACCTGACCACTTGAGCGGATGTTCTCCACCTTGATGCGGGCCTCGGCCTCCTTGACCGACGCCCCTGCCGTGAAGGCCTTCAGGGTGCTGTCGAAGCTCTGGATCTCAGCCTGCACGGCGGCGCTCTGACCCTGCACCAGGGCGGTGTAGGCCTGGACGGCTGCGGTGTAGGTGCGCGCTGCGCTCTCGTTGGTCTGCCCGACGGCCTGGATCTGCGCGGCCTTGGCCTGCACCTTGGTCTTGTAGGCTTCGACCTCTTGGCCGTATGCCTGCACCTCGGCCTTGTAGGCGTCGACCTTGGCAACCTCACCTTCGATCTGGGCGCGGAAACCCTGCCACTCTGCGGTCTTGCCTGCGACCTTGGCCGAGTAGGCTTGCACCTCGGCGCCGAACGCCTCAACGCGGAGCTTCTCGATCTGCGCCTTGGTCGCCACACCTTCGATCACGGCCTTGTAGGCATTGGCCAGGGCGCCGTAGGCATTGACCTGGGAGGTGTAGGCTTGGACACGGGCGACGTCGACATCGACCTGGGCGCGCAGCGCGTCGACTTGACTCTTGAACACGTCATACGCAGCAAGCACAGCCTTAAGGCGATACTCGTAGACCTGGGCCTCGGCCCGGTAAATCTCAACACGGGCCTGGACGATCTTGACCTTGATGTCGTAGAGCTCGACTGTTGCCTGGAGCACGCCCTGGGCGAACTGCAACGCCTGGGCGTTGAGCTGGACAAGGTTGCCCGCCCACTGCTGGCTGGCGCCGATGACCATCTGACGCAGCTGCATGGACTGAGTGACCGCGAACTGCAAGTTGCTCTGCTCAAGCTCGGCCTGCTTGATGGCGATGTCCATGGCCGCCCTGGCGTTGTTGTCGGCGGCGGCCTGCCGCGCCTGGATGACAGCGGACATGACCGCGCCGGTCGGCAGTGTGAAACCGCGCCGCGCGCCGTCTTCGTATGCCGTGTCCCGGGTGCGCAGGTACTCGACGGTGGTCTTGTCGAGAGCGCGGCCGTAGATCGCATTCTCCACAGCGGGGGTGAGGCCGGAGCCGCCGCGGATGTACTGCGCGAGCCTGTCTTCGATGGCAGCCATCTGCTCGGCGAAGCGCGGGTTGATCTTGGCGATGTAGGCATCCACCGCACCCTCGAGATCGCTGCGCAGGGCCACGCCCTGGTCCCGGAAGTCGAGGCGGTACTGCGCAACGAAGTCGGTCGGGGCCTGCAGGTCGGTGTCGGGCCGCTGCGCGTCGAACTCCGGCAAGGCGACCTGCGGCACGGCTGGGATGACGATCTCGGTCAGCGTTGGCGGCTCGATGTTGAGGCCGCTGAGCGCGTCGGGGGCCGGCGGGACGTAGAGGGCCGACATCGTGGGTGCGACCCCTTCGAAGCCCGGCAGCTCGGTCGGGGTGCTCGGTAGCGTGAACGTGGGCTTCACTGCGCCGAGGCCGGGCGCCTCACCGAGCTCAAGCGTCGGCATGGGGAGCGACTCCGGCGCCGCCCCCGGGGGCTGTGGCGCGACGAAGTGGTCGCCTTGGTACTGTGGCACCGTGCCGACGTCCAGGTTGACGTCAGTGAAGTTCAGCTGCAGGTCGCCGGGGATGAGCTCGTAGCGAACGTCGAAGGCGGACAGCGCGCGGTCGACCATGGTCGCACTCTCGGTTGCGAGATCCTTTGCCGTGTTCTGCGCGCTCGTGATGAGGCTGGAGACGTCAGTTGCCATTACATAGCCCTCGTGGTGGTATCGACGATCGCCTCGACGCGATCGATGTGGAACTTCGAACCGTTGATGTTCTGGATGGTGAACTCGTAGTAGGTGCCGCGGATCTTCCCGCCCGGGCGAGCTCGGTGCATGCGGATCGTCCCGTCATCCATCCCGACGCTCTGGTAGGTGTAACCAACACCCTCGTCGGCTTTGAAGGTGACGTTCACGCCTTCGCCCATGCGACCGAAGAGGTAGAGCCACTTGACCCGCTTGAGGTTGTCGGCTCCGAATCTCGTCATGAAGGTCGTGAGCGTGGCGTCGATGGTCGCACCGTCGTCGGTCTCACCGGCGAGCTCGAAGATGCCGTCTGGGCGGATGCCGAAGAACTTGTTGCCGAAGCGCACGATGTTGTCGAATGGGTAGTTCGTGTATCGCGTCACCGCTCCGGTGGCAAGGTTGACCGCGTAGCTCTCGTGGGTCGTCGGGATGTAGTCCCCGGCGACTGCGTAGATGCGGAGCATCGGCAGCTCTGCGTCCAGCACCACCCCCTGTACGGACACCACAGCAGGGAGAATGGCATCCAGCTCTGCGTGGTTGATGCGGACGGCCTCTGCGTCGAGCGCGAGCGCCGGCAGCACCGCATCAAGCACCGCGGCGCCGCCCATGGCGGCCTCAGCCTCGAGCACGTACCCGCTGGGGAGCGTGATGATCGCCTGCGCCCCGCACACGGCGTCGAGGGTGAGCATCGGGAGCCGAGCGTCGAGCGACGCGGACCCGCCCACACTTGCGCGGGCTTCGATCGTGAGCATCGGCAGCACGGCGTCAAGCGTCGCGACCTGCGTGATGGTGGCCTCTGCGTCGATTGTCAGCTTGGGGAGCACGCCCTCGAGCTGCGCACCGCAGATCGCCTCAAGGGTCAGCGCCGGGAGGTCGGCGTCCACAACCGTCGCATCGACCGACGAGGCGACTGCGTGCAACCTGTAGCCACCAGGAAGGTTTGCAACCAAGACGTTCACGTCGACGAACTCGCCGAGGAAGGCGAAGAAGCCACCGCCCATCCTGGCCTTCACCTCGCCGTAGGGTCTGTCGGACGAAAGCCCGTCCATCCCGCCGAAGCTGCCGCCGAGCTGCGCGACCTCGCCGGTGAAGCCCCAGGACGCGGCCGTGAGCGAGCGCATTGCCGTCTCGGACGTGGCCCAGGCCGGAGCCATGAGGCCGCCCTCGGCGTAGCTGGTAAGCGGCGCCATCGCCGCGGCAAGCTCGCACCGCAGCCCCTGCGTCATGCGAGCGCCGAGCGAGCCCATCGACCCGGCGATCGCAGCGTAGTTGTCGGCCTGGGCCTCGGCGGTGAGAGGGCCGATGGTGCCCACCATGAAGTTGCTGGGGCCTTCCATCGACAGGGCGCTGAGCGGGCCAACCTCGGTGTTCAGGCTACCGAAGGCGGCCTGCATGCTGGCCACCTTCGCGTCAACGATGGTGTCACCGTTCATGTAGAGCGTCGACGCGAGGCGGAAGGTCGAATGCACGAGCTGCGGGCGCACTCTCTCCAGGGCACCGTTGCGGAAGATCGCCACGTTACCGCCTTCGCGCCACAGGACGAACTTGTCGCCTGTCAGGTAGCCGCCCAGATTGTCGACCTGCTCGCCGTACTCCATGAGCACGACAGCGCCACGGGTGAAGTGCAGCGCGTGGGCAATCGTTCGGTAGCCGGTTCCGACGAAGCTGCCGGCAAGGCCGCACACGACGCCAACGACGTCAGCAGGAACCTTGAACTCGTAGCCGCCGTCGCCGGTGATCGTAGGGATGCTGACCGCGCCGGAGGACCAACCGATGAGGTCGACGTCGACCAGTTGATCTGGTGTGCCGGGGCTCCCAGGTACACCGGGGTGGTAGATAATGGTCATCGACGGATCACCTCATAAGAGCCATCGGCATTCACCTTGACGATGTAGTTTCCAGGCACGCCGTTGTGCGACGTTGCGCTATACGAATAGCTTGAGCCGCCGCTCATGCTGCCGCCACCAGAGGAAGGCATGGTCGGCTTCTGCACAGCTGCCGCTGGGATACCGCCGATGACACCAAACGCCAGCAGGCTGTTCCGCGTGGCCTGGGTCGCAGGCGGATCTGGACGGTACTCGGTCCATGGCGGGATTGCGGCGACAGGTGGCGTGCCCTTCACGATAACCTTGTTGCCGACCCTTTTCAGGATACTCATATCGGGTCTCCAAGTCTGGGGTTCATTCCGAAGTAGCCGGGCGAGCCGGGGAGCTTCGGCAGCTTCACGTTGCGCCAGCTGGCGAAGCGCTGAACGACGAACGGCTCGGTCGTCGTGACTCGCGCGGCGTACTCAGCGGGGTCAAGCTCGATGCCGAACGCTTCGCGCAGCGCATCGACATGCGTCGTTCGATCGAACACCTCGGTGGGCACGCCACCAACCAGCTTCACCCTGCGATACTCGATGAGGTCGAAGACGTCGGCGCCGTCGTAGTAGTGGGCGAAGACGGCGAAGTGGCCATCCGGGTGGCTGGCGATGGCGTTGTGAACGGAGCCGTCGAAGCCGTAGCTTGCCGTGCTCTGCTCCCACACCAGCCGATGCAGCGCCAGGGTGTGCGCCGCGGCCTCGTCGTTGGCGGGGAATGACGCACCCCCCATCCACGCCGACCCTGACGGCAGGAACTGAGCCGGTAGCTTCTCCAGGCCATCGGCGAGCGACTCAGCTGGGGTGCGCGGTAACCCGGCGCCGCGGCGCGTCTCACCGAACACGACAGCGTGCAGGCCTGATGGCGACCCGTCGCGGCTCTGCTGGAACACCTTGGACATGGACCGCAGGTCGGATGCAATCATGCGGGCCACGCCGTGGGCGCCGACAGGGGCTCTCTCCATAAGGTCGTAGCGCCAGATGGACGGTGGCGCGCCAGGGTAAGTGCCGAGGCTTACCCAGACAGAGCGGAAGCGGTCCTGCATGTAGAACGGGCGGTTCATGGCGACGCAGTGGGTGACCACGTCTCTCGCCTGGGTCGGGCAGTAGGTGACGATGTAGGCATCGTGAACCTCCGGTGCTGGTGCAGCCGGCGGCTTCTTGCCGTATAGGCGCAGCTCGTCGACGACCAGCTCGCCGGCCGGCACGCCTAGTGCTTCGAGTCTCGAGTCGGGGTAAACGTACTGCGCGTCCATGTACCAGCCGTCGCCGAAGAGATGGGTGTTCGTGATCTCGAAGGTAAAGTCGTCCTCACCTGGGCCGGTGATGTTGATGCAGAAGGTGACTTCCAAGGCGTCGTGGGTGCTCGCTTCAACCTGCTGGGCGCCCCCGGCCGCGACAACCCACTGACTGCCGGCCAGGGAGGCGCGGATGCGGTACTGCGGCCCGTACTCGGCCAGAGCCGTGAGCGGTTCACGCCCTTCGCCGCGATCCACGGTCAGCGCCCGCGTGTCGGTGTGCACGACTGCGACGGCCTTTGTGCCGCTCGGGTGGAAGTCCCACAGGTAGTGGTGGCGCTGATGCTGGCGCGTCTCGTCCGCGCCGGGCTCGACCGCGGCCCCCGGGTACTCCGCATAAGGGGCCAGGATGTCGGCCGCCGGCACCTCTGGCGCGGCCCAGCTCCCTGCGGTGTAGGGAACGATGACCCCGCGGGCACGCTTCGACATCGTCGCGACAGTCGGGCGGGTCACGCCAGCCGGCATGTAGTCTGCAGCGCGGATTACTTTCGCCCGAGAGGCATGGAAGCCGTCGTTCATGGGGCTTGGCGTCATGTAGCTCGCCGGCCATGCGTAGAAGTTGCTCTGCATGTCGGACATGATGACGAAGCGCCGGCCTCCGACCTCCATCGCCGCCGCCCTGCGCACCCAGTTCGGCAGGGACGGCACAGGTTGCGCCGACAGGGCGGATCCCTTTTCGTAGATCGTCGGCGGCACGTCGACGCCGACGTCCGAGCCGAACTCGTAGGGCACAGCCGTCACGCCGTCCTTGGTCGTGAAGCTGGCCATGAAACTCTGCCAATCGAGCTCGTGCGCCTGCCACGCCTGGACACCGAGCGTTGATGTCATGAACCAGGGGGCTGTTCGCACCGCGTCGGCCGACGTGCCGCCGGGCTTCGCAGGCCACCAGTGATACTCAGGGTTGCGCTGGCCGTTGATGGCCTTGGCCACGGGGTCGCGCGGCACAACCGGAACAGGTCCATCAACGAAGGCCGACGAGAGCTTGCCGGCCTTCAACGGGGCGTCAGCCGTGTCGGGCTGAGGCACCACCGCGACGGCCCGCCACGCGACAGGGAACGAGGTGACGACATCGAAGGTCGAGAAGAACTCGTATCCCACGCTGCCACTCGCCGCATCGATGCGGACGAAGTGCTGCCCTGCCAGCGAGTTCATCTCGACCGAGATCACGGCGTCGTCGATCTGGTATTTCTGCACGACGATCGTGTGGCTGCTCGCAATGAGGAAGCGCAGCTTGGACAGGGCGAATGGCAGATACTTCTCCGCCCCCTCCCCCGTCAGGATCTTGTGCACCTTCACGACTGTGTCTCTTCACACAGGACGCGGTTCGTCCAGAAGACGTCGGGGGTAGGTGCCCCAAGCTGAGCAAACACAGCGTTGGTTCGCTCCGTGTCTTCTTGCCAAGACAGCTGCTCACTATCAAAAAGCAGCCCGCCGCTTGGGCGGTAGACGCGCAGCTGGATGTCAGTCGCAAATGCGACATGGACGGTCATTTGATATTCGACCTGAGGGACCACATATCGCGCTGAGCCATATGTGTAGTCCGGTGCAATACCAAGTTCTATACCCCGCGAAGGGACTACCCCCCCTGATGTCCTCAGAGGTACCCCGTTCCTAGTTGTCAACGTGAAAGTCTCGAGCTCCCTCCAGTTTGGGACCGCCTGACTCCACCACGAATCCATAACGTTTCTATACGAGACGCGAACGATGTCATCAAATAGTGCCTCGATCTCGTCAGGGACGCTGATCACCCACGTCGATTCGAACTGCCCAGTTTTCTCTCCGACGCAGGACAAGACGTCATATTTCTCATAGAAGCTGTCGTCGTCGTACACCACCCACTGCGCGAGGGTTGTGGATGTTGAGCCCCACCTCCAGCCATAAAAAGTGATGTGAAGCCCAGCAGATGTTGTGAATATCGTGCTAACCCCGTATTTGGAGATGGGCAAGAAACTCTCTGCCACGTCAGAGGAATACACAATCAGCTCCCACACCCCAGCAGGGGTGTAGTCAGCTGGCTCCGTCACAACAATGGTTAGCGAGCCGGACATGGCATTCCTTACGGCAGCAAGGTCATCGTGGCGTAGTCGATCGACTGCTGCGCACCGGAGGTGAGCGTGACGCTCGAGATGTTCATGTCCGCGCCGATGGTGCCGACAGTGCCCTGTTGCCGTGCCTCGGTGGTGCTGGCCGTGCCGGTGTCGCCGGCCGCAACGAGGCGGTAGTGGGTGGCCGTGCCGCTGGCGACGTTGGTGCCGGACCACACCTCGCCCGATGCCTTGGGGAGCACCCCTGCCGTGGCCGCCGCGGCGAAGGTGATGCCGGTGCCAGTGCCATTGTTGGTCACAACGCACAGGAGCGTGCCGGTCTCGGCGGCGTCAGCGTCGGCCGGTGCTGGCCCGGCGAAGATGCGGATGGAGCCGCCGGTCATGGCGCCCTTGAACGAGCCGGTGGCCATGAGGTGGTTGCGCAGGCCGGTGGAAGACTTGACGGTCATGGCGGTTCCTTATTGAGCCGGGAGGGTGAGCTTGAAGATGTGCACCGCGTTCGGTGCGCCAGTCAGGATCGAAACCGTCGCGACCCGCATGTCGCCGCCGGAACTGGCGATGGAGCCGTCAATGCGCGCTTCGGTTGTGGAAGTGGTGCTCGGGTCGCCTGCCGCAGGGAAGAAGCGGAACCAACCGGCGGTGCCATTGGCGAGGCCGGTGAAGCCCCAGTCTTCCGCCGCGGCCTTCGAGATGGCGCCCGCAACAGCCGCGTCGAAGGTGAGGCCGGCGCTGGCCGCGCTGACGGTGGCCAGGAGGGTGCCGGTAGCGCCAGTGTCGGCGCTCAGCGGCTGCGGGCCGGAGTAGATGTTGATGTTGCCGCCATCCAGGGCACCCTTGATGCCCCCGGTGGCACCACCGTTCAACATCTTGGTGCGAAGGCCGGTGGAGAGTTTGATCGTCATGCGTTTTACCTCTTGTTGAACGCGGCGCCGCCGCTCTTGAGCATGACCACGTACTGTGTGTAGCCATACCGTTGGATCACGCCCCCCGCCGCGTTTAGGCCAGGGGCAACACTTACATCAGATTCCGTCAGATTCTCGAACGGGCTTGTCCTGCACAAGCCGCGCTTGGTCCAGAAATAGAGCTTGCCATCAGGCCCAAGAGCCGCGTGCTGACCGGAAACGGAGCCATAATCGGCAACCTTGACCAGCGATTCCTGATTATACAGAAACGTGCGACTCTCAGTAGAGAGCATCAGAGTCTCGTCCGTGGCACCCATCTGCTCGACCTTGCCGGGCAACATGAAGAAGCCCGAGTTGAGGTTGAACAGATGGTAACCCATGGGCTCGGACTCCCACACAACCGTCATGCCTTGCTCAGGCAGGTACTCAGCGGCGTAGAGGCGCCCTTTAAGAGCGGCGACATAGCCTGTGCCGGGCGGGATAGGGTCCAGGAACTGCGTGGTCAGCTCTCGGCCAAGCGCCCCGCCTGTGTAGGTGAGCGCCTTCGAGCGGGTCACGCCAAGGAGGTTGAACCCAGTGGTGCCGGCCGCGACATAAACCGCCGTCTCGCAGCCTGGGTGAGAGGGGATGTCGTTCACGGCGAAGCCGCCTGTTGCCGTGGCGATGCCTAGGTAGGGGCTCGCCCCTCCCTCTCGCCCATGGGCGTCGATGAACGTGAAGCACACCCTGTACTCGCCGGGCTCGAGGGTGCCACTGACCGGCGAGAGGGTGCCAGAAGGGTTCGGCGTCGGCACACCCCACTCCCGCACGACATCGCCCGGGTGGATCTCCAGCTTGACGTCGCATGACAGATAGACGACGTCGTTGAGCTGCGCCCAGCGCGCGGCACCCTTGACACCCGTTGCCAGCTCCACAGTGCCGCCGTCCTCGTTCACACGGAGCAGCGTCTCAGCGTCGATGACGTAGAACCGGCTGAAGTCGAAGGTTGTGAAGGAGCCCGTGATGTCGGTGCCTGTCGCGAACGGGCGATACCCGTCGCGAACCACCGCCCCGCCGCTGTTGGTCAGGTCGACGTTGTCCGCGACCTGCAGCAGCTCCCATGACTGCGGGGCGACACCTTGCCGGCCAGGGCGCCCCCGCATGGGGTCTGTGACGTTGTTCAGCCCCACGAAGCCGGTCAGCTTCGTCAGGGCTCGGTTCGAGTCAACACCAGACACTCGCATTTTCGTTCCTTAGATGTGGGTCCGCCGACCCTGGTGAGCGGAGACGGCTCGGGGTCGGCGGTTGTTGTGGGTTTCCCGGTGATGGGCCGTTCAAGCGACCACCCACAACTGGGTCGTGCTTGATCAGTGAGTCGAGTCGTAGACGCCCTCGACGAAAATCCTTTGTTCTGCGGCGCGGCGCTTGGTGAGGCCTGTACTCACCGTGAGGATGCCGTTGACGCGGACCTTGTTCCAGCGAGCGAACTGCTCCGCCGCTTTCTCGACCCACCCCTGGTTAAGAAGCCCCATGAGGGTGCTGTCAAGCACGGCCGCCTGGCCGCAGTTGAACGCGAGGCTCACCAGGGCATCGAACTGTTGCTGGGTGAGCTTCACCTTCGCGCCGGTGCGAACCGCCTTCTCGGCTGTCATGAGATCGATGGCCATGAGCCGGGCGCCTTCCTGTTCATTGATCCGAACCGGAAGAGCCTCACCTTTCTTCTGCATATGACCATACCCCCAGGTCCAGAAGCCGCCTTGATCACGGTAGGGCTTGGCGGAGAACTTCTCCCATCCGCATACGAAATCGATCAGCCGCGGGGATGACTTCAGATCGTCGTTCACTTCGTGATCTCCTCGAACTTGCGCTTGGCCATCTCTTCGGCCAGGAAAACGAGACGGGTGCCCATGTGACCACCGATACCGGCCGCCACGGCGCAGAGGCTGGGGGGTAGGCCGAGGCCGTCACAGGCCATGTACGAGCCGAGGCCAACGACACCGGAGATGAGCATCTCGCCTAGCAGCTCGGCCACGTTAAAGATGCGGGTGTGCCCCGCTCTCACCTTTGAGTACCAGTTGATGAAGCCGCCCCCGAAGGCCATGCCGAAGGCAAGCATCCAAGTGGCCATGCTCCAGTTTGTGGGGTCTTTCTCAGGCATCACAGCCCTCCGTATTGGACAGTTCGCACCTTGGAGCGATAGCGGTCCATCTCGGCCTTCGCATCTTGGCAGTGTTGGATGAAGGCGAGCTTGTGCTCGTCCGATGCCCGCTTGTTGTAGGTCTCGGTGTCGCGCTTCAGGTAAGCGAGGTGCTTCATCCAGTCCAGGAGGTGGATGTGGTAGTCCTCATCGACCTCGCTCAGGGTGTGCGTCTCATCGACCACACGCTCAAGCGGGAGGCGATAGACCTGCAGCAGGGCGACGTCGTCGGCCACCGGCGGGCTAACCCACTTCACCTTTCCCACTTCGCTACCAATCACCATGTAGCGGACTTCGCCCGGGGCGCGGTCGTTGTAGAGGAAGGATGAAATGCCGTAGTCATCACGACGCATCAGGTTCTGGTCAGTCCAGTTGGCAATCGTGATCTCACGGCCATCGGACTGGCGCATGGCCTTGTCGAAGCGCAGGATCAGCGGGCTGACCTCTGCGATGTCCTCACCGGCGACGATGTCCACCCTGGTCAAGGGAGAGGTGAAATCGTGGATGCCGCCGGTGAGGCGCACGAACCGGCGATAGGCTGCCTCGGCGTAGCGGATGGCCTCGGCGCGAGACCAGAGGTACGGCTCGACGTCGTCGAGCACGTCAGCACGCCACGCTTCGATCAGTTCGCCGGAGTTGATCATTGCTCGGACTTCGCAGCTTGGTAGGCCAGCCACGCCTTCTTGACTTCGTCAGGCTCGGGCTGGAAGCCGACGATCGCCTTGATGGCCACAGGCTTCGGCACACCGCCAGCATTGAAGTCCTTGCTGTTGTTGCGCTCGACGAGGTCTTCGATTGCGGCCTGGATCAGGTCTTCGCGCTCGACACCCTGCGGCTCTTCGGGCAGGCGCTTCTCGTCGGCCATGCCCTCGCCTTGCTCGGCATCGACGCGCTCGGCGCCGATGGCCAGCACCTCGGGGACGAGCTGTGCATGGACCGGTCGGGGCACGCCCTTCTCGAAACGCAGGGCGAGGCCAGTCTTGGAAATCAGGGTGAAATTCCGGTTCAGCTTGAACTCGGGCAGCTTCACGTCGCTCATCGTGTTCTCCTTGTGAGCTGAGCCCCGAAGGGCTCAGCGGGTTGCAGGCTTAGTTGGTGATCGGTTCGTGGATACGACCGTCGATGGTGAAGAGCACCCGCACGCGGACCTTGCCGGCCGTGGCGTTGGCCACGGTGTAGGCCATGGTCAGGCGGATGTTCTGGCCGTCGTTCATCACCAGCGGGCTGGTCAGGCTCAGCGCGGTCCGCCCGGCAGTCTTCAGATCCACGCCGTTGGCCAGGGCGTTCGGGGTGCCGGCGATGCCAACGGACAGGGTGGCCGCGGTCGGGCCGACGTAGGCCTGCTCGACGATCACCTCGCCGCCGAACACCACCGCACCGCGGGGAATGTTCATGGCGTCGAAGGTGACGGTGTTGGCCACCGGGCCGGTGAGCATGGGCTCGGCCGGATCGGTGGAAGCCGCGACGGTGGCGCCGAAGGTCTCCTTGACGCCGTTGGTGCTGTCGACGACCCAGTTCTGGAAGCCGAAGGTGAACTCCTCGACGAGCGGGTACTGGGCGCCGCGGGATGCTTGCAGTTTGGCCATGCTGTCCTCCTTACTGGGCCACGTCGACAGCGATCACACCGAAGTCTTCCACGGTGCCGCCGCTGTACTGGGTGTAGAACTTCGGCTTCAGGAAGCCGAGGATCTTGCCGGTCGAGATACCTTGCTGGTTCTCGTAGTCGAAGCCCTTCTCGACCCACTCGGGGTTGCCGATGTCGGCGAAGCCCAGGGCCTGAGCGCCGCAGAACAGGATGCGGCAGCCGTCGACGGTGCCGGTGGAGCCCCACTTGGAGCCGGCGGCAGCGGTGCGGGTGTTCGGGACATGACGGAACTCGTGGAAGTAGAGGCCGTCGATCTTGACGCTGGAGCCGGTGAAGAGGCTGTTGCCGTCGCCGCGCGGCTGGGCGTGACGCAGGTTCAGCAGGTAGGTCGGGTCGAGCTTGAGCTTGGCCATCGCCTGCGGGGACAGGAAGACGTGATAGGTCTCCTCGCCGCCGTTTTCCTTCACGCCGCGGATGTAGTTGTCCTTGGCATAGGCCTTCAGCTGAACGAACAGCTCCCAGCACGGGGTGTCGGCCGCCAGGAAGCTGGCCGAGGTGTTGGTCTTCTGGCTCGGGGCGAGCAGGCCACCTGCCGCCTTGTCCCAGGTGAGCAGGCGCTTGGTGGTCGGCGCGGTGATGTCCTGGGCGAACTCGAGGTTCACCAGATCGGAACCCGGGCGGACACCGCCGGAGTTCTTGACGCCGTAGCTCATGCCGGCCAGGGTCAGGAAGGCCATCTGGTCGACGCGGTCGGCCAGCCAGTAGGCGAGCACGTCGCGGGAGTTTTCGCGGAAGGTGACGACGGACTTCTGGTCGGCCATGCGACCTTCGTGGCGGTTGGCGTGGCGGATCTGGTCGATGCGGAT